AAAGAGCATATGGACATTGCCAAAGAATGTAAAAAAATCTTTAGTGAACAATTTCCCATTTGCTATGAGGCACTTGGTGGTGATATTGATTGGAACATCTAAATAAAAATGTATTGAATTTATAGAAATGTCAACATACCCTGTAGTGAATAAAATAACTGGCGAACAAAAAGAAGTCGAAATGAGTGTCCACGACTGGGATCAATGGAAGAAAGATAATCCACAATGGATACGCGATTGGTCTGATCCTTCTACTTGCCCTTCTCCAGGAGAGGTGGGTGAGTGGAAAGATAAACTCGCCAATAAGCATCCTGGATGGAATGAAGTATTAGGTCGTGCTGGCAAAATGCCTGGATCAAAAGTAAAAAAAATCTAAACAATTATGGCAAGAAGAAAGAGGTCGTCTGCAGAGCAACCTATCGGGGTTGGACTCACGGCAAAGCAGATGAAAAGAAAAAAACCTATCAATTCAGATTACTTAATTGATATTGAACCAATTACCGAAAATCAAAAACTTCTATTTAAGCATTATGATGAAGGAAAAAACATTTTTGCTCACGGAGTTCCAGGATCTGGAAAAACATTTTGTCTTCTTTATAAGGCACTCAAAGATGTCTTAGATGAAAGAACTCCTTATGAGAAGATTTATATTGTAAGATCATTGGTTCAGACAAGAGAAATCGGTTTCTTGCCAGGTAAAGAAGAGGATAAAAAATGTCTCTTTGAGATTCCATATAAGAATATGGTGAAATATATGTTTCAGATGCCTTCTGATGCAGACTTTGAGATGCTTTATGGAAATCTAAAATCTCAGGATACTATTTCTTTCTGGTGTACTTCTTTTATTCGTGGTATTACTCTTGATAATTGTATTATTATTGTAGATGAGGCACAAAACTGTTCGGCACACGAAAGTTTTTCTGTGATTTCAAGATGTGGTGAGGATACGAAAATTATGTTCTCGGGTGATATTGAACAGAGTGATCTTACGAAGGTAAGTGAAAGAACTGGAATTGTTGATTTTATTCGAGTCATTGAGGCAATGCCATCATTTGAGAAACTTGAATTTGGTGTTGATGATATTGTTAGATCGACGCTTGTCAAAGAGTTCATCATTGCCAAAAAATCATTGAATCTATGATATAATAAAATAAATTGAGGTTATAATGTTTAATCATATTGATATTAAATTACCAAAACTTGATAGAACCACAATTGATGGAGTCAGGTATTATAATGTCCCTGATAATGGGGAACTTATAAAACTTGTCTCCATTACTTCTGTCACCAGTCATTTTAATAAAGAAATCTTTATAAAGTGGAGAGCAAAAGTTGGTGATGAGGAAGCAGATAAAATCACTAAGGCGGCAACAAGTCGTGGAACAGATATGCATTCCTTAGTAGAAAATTATTTGTATAATATTCCAGAACTTCCTAAGGTTCAACCAATTTCTGAGTTCTTATTTAAGATTGCTCTTCCAGAATTAAATCGTATAAATAATATTCATTGCCTAGAGGGTGCAATGTATAGTAGGCAATTGGGTATTGCCGGAACAGTTGATTGTATTGCCGAACACGATGGTGAATTAGCAATCGTTGATTTTAAGACATCAAAAAAACCAAAACCCAGATCTTGGATTGACCACTATTTTGTTCAGTGTATGGCATACGGTGCTATGCTTTATGAACTGACAGGAATCAGTATTAAAAAACTTGTAATTATAATGGCGTGTGAAAATGGAGATTGTGTCGTCTATGAAGAAAGAGATAAAGCAAAATACCTCAAATTGCTTACAGAATACATTAGAAAGTTTGTTAGAGATAAATTGGAACTCTATGGAACCCAATAAAGAACTAGAACAAGTTATAGAAAATAAGTTTTTGACACCTTCTAAGTTTGCCTTAGAAGTTGAAAAAATTGTTACAGAAGAACAAGTTAATTATATTGATGCAATATGTAGATATTGTGAAATGAATGAACTTGAAGTTGAATCCGTAACAAAACTTATTTCTAAGACTCTAAAGGAAAAGTTGAAATGGGATGCAACTCGTCTTAACTTTATGAAGAAAACATCAAAGACTTCTATTGCAAAATTACCTTTATGATTGTGACTCCTTTTAATGTATTTTGTGAGTATCTTTCCTTAAAGTCACACTTCACTAATAAAAAATATGATTACTTCAAGTACAATCGAAAAGTAAGAGCAACAATAACAACTTTTAATAAAAGGCGTGACCGATATTGGTTTGAGAGAACTTCAAGAAAGTACTCTGATAAAGAAATTGTTGATTTTTTAGTATCAAATTTTGCATTATCAGATAATCCACAAAACTTGTGGATTGGTGAGATTATTAATTCCGGAGAAAGAACTTACACAGAATGGATGAGACGACAGCAGAGTTTAAGTTACTTATTCAAAGAACAGTCAGAGCAATTGCTATCAAACAACGAATTGAAAGATGTTTTGAGTTGTTCCAAAGGACACCCTATTCTTCTGAAAAAGTTTCTTGGTGGAGAGATAAGTTTAGAAACAATCGTAATCTTTGATAAAATATTTTCTTATAGAAAAAACTTTGATAAGAAACTTGATGATCCTATATGGGAAACTGTAAGTCTTAAAATTCAGAAGTACTCACCTTTTCTAAATAATATCGATATATTTAAGTATAAAAAAATATTAAGGGATATTTTAGATGAGTGATTTTTTTAAGTCTGATATAATTCAAGAAGAACTTCACGAAATTAATCGACTTCAGGAAGAAATCTATGGTTCTATTCTGACTTTTGGTCAGATGTCCCGTGATGCTAAACTTGAACATATCGATAAACTAAGTGAACTTCTTGAAAAACAAAAAATAATGTATACTAGATTATCTCTCTCTGATGATCCTAAGGCGATTGAGATGAAAGAAAATCTTCGTAAGTCCGTTGCGATTATGGGATTTTCTCCTGATACTGATATGAACTATTTGTTCAAGTCTATGAATCGCACCATTGAATCCCTGAAGCAGTACATTGACAACTGAGAGAGTCCTTGCTATAATATTCAAGTAAATCCAATTAATCCGACAAATCTAAAATGAGCTTTGCAGATCTTAAGAAACAATCCAAACTTGGTTCCTTAACTGAAAAACTGGTTAAGGAAGTTGAAAAAATGAATACTTCTGGAAGTAGCGAAGATGATCGCTTCTGGAAGTTGAGTGTAGATAAATCTCAAAATGGTTATGCCGTAATCCGTTTTCTCCCTGCACCTGAAGGTGAGGATCTTCCGTTCGTGAAGGTTTATAGTCACGCATTTCAGGGATCTAATGGTTGGTTGATAGACTCGTGCCTTACTTCACTTAATCAAAAATGTCCCGTATGTGAGCACAATTCGGGTCTCTGGAACAATGGAACTGATTCGGGTAAAGAACAGGCACGAAAGCAGAAGCGTAAGCTGACTTATATTTCCAACATTTATGTTGTAAAAGATCCTGCAAATCCTGAGAATGAGGGTAAGGTATTTCTCTTCAAGTATGGTAAGAAAATCTTTGATAAACTTACTGAAGCAATGCAACCTGAGTTTGAGGATGAGGAAGCAATCGATCCTTTTGACTTCTGGCAAGGTGCCAACTTTAAGTTGAAGGCGAAGAATGTTGCGGGATATCGCAACTATGATTCCTCAGAGTTTGCTCGCCCCGATGCACTTCTTGAGGATGATGATGAAATGGAAGCAGTCTGGAAAAAGCAGTATTCTCTTGCAGAGTTTGTTGCTCCTGATCAGTTCAAGACTTATGATGAACTGAAGAAGCGTCTCGATTATGTTCTTGGAAATCGTGGAGTTCCTATGATGCAAGATCAGGAAACTGTTGAGATGGAAGAATCCTTTGAGCGTGAACGTCGTGGAGAAACTTCTAATTCAGACGATGATTTCAATTCTCCTGATATTACAATGTCCTCTTCTAGTGATGATGAGGATGATGAGACCTTGAAATATTTTGCAGCACTTGCGGAATAAATCAGTTAGGAACTGTGACTCTTGTATTTTCTGTTTGAATTAAAGAGTCACTTATATATTCTGATGATGGTGAATATATCATAAGTTCTCTCATATCATCTAAAAATTGTTGTAAATATCCTCGTCTTAGTAAATAGATTGAGGATTTTTTTTCGTTCTTACGAACTTCATATTCATAATTAGTAATTCCATCTCTCACATTGGAACCAGATACTGTAACTTTTGCACCATTATCACTATAATTTAATACAAAATCTTCATTGACATCCTTTCCTGCAGGAAGAATTAGTCTACCATTAGAATCTTTTATTTCTTTTGTTTCATAATGGTGAAAATTATTTAAATTTTCTATACCATATTTTCTTTCTGCATATTTGTAAAGCTGATAGTTTGTTAATGGCCATTCATCTCTAACATTAATTATTCCTGCAGTCATCAAAACAACCCAATCTAATTGAGAACTTCCATAAAATTCTTCAGCAACAACATCTGGCCTTGAACCATCAGGAATTTGATACTTTTCAAAAACTATAATAGAACTTTGCAAATCATCACGCAACTTATTTCGCCTGAATAAGTTTTTGACAATTATATAATCCTTTGAGGAAATTGCATCAGATAAAAATGATTGATATGCAATATCCGGAAGTTCTCTAAAATAACCCATTTTAGTATCCTACTCCTTTTGTAAGATTATCATCGCGGTTATAATCAACATCATAAACTGGTTCAAGTTCTTTAAATCCAAGTTCTAATATCATAGATACTGGTGTAGAATCATTATAAACTGCATAAGTTCCCTCACCTGTATAATTTACAGACATATCTGTTAGAACACATTGCTTAAAACTATGCAAAAATGGATGTGGGTTTGGTCCTTGTTTATATGTCAACTCAAAAACATTTGGAGTTCCTAGAAAAATTCCATTTTCGGAACCTATTTTTGCTGACATATTTTTCTTAAATGCATTGATAATTAATTTAACTTGCTTTGCTTCATCTGGTCCTCTTGGAGTCAACTTAAATGAGAACTTGAAGGACCTTAAGGTCACCCCATTAAATAAAAGTTCTACATTTTGATTTAATATTTCTCCACTTTCTCTTGCAAAAACAGCATCTCTTGTCAATGATCCTCCAAGAGGAATATTTGCCGCTTGTGCTGCTATTTGTGCTAAAAATGCTGTCTTAAATCCACTTGCATTATTGGCAAATGGATTAGTTACTGCTTGCAATATTTGAGAAAAATAATTTCCAGTATCCATTATATTATTTGGAAGTTTTGTTTCTATCGCATTGATAACTCCACCATAAACAGCAGCAGTTAATCCATCAAGATTACCAGCAGCAAAATCTACGGAGTTTCCGTCCTGTATATTTGATGGCATTGGTAAGATTATTGTTCCATTATTTTCTTTTAATCTTGTTTTTTGTGGTGATTCGCTTGCATTAAAATTAAAATTTTCACCATTTCCTCTAATACTTCTATTACTAGAAACTAAACTTCCCCCAATAGGAGAATATTCTACAATATCGATTTGTAAATAATCTGTTTTATCTGTCAGTGCAGCATATGGATATCTTAAAAGTCTACCCTCAATTTTTTTCTTTCTTGATATAGGAGATCCGCCAATGTTTACCTTAATATCACCAAAATTATAATCTCCATTTGGTGCTCCTAATTCATCAGTTTGTCCAGC